TTTATAAACCATGTATCCAACAGAAACGTTTTTCAGAATCCCCTCTTTCACTTTCTGAAAAACTTTTTCCGCTGTTTCATCCGTGCCAAAACGAATCTTTGCCATGGCCGCATGGGACCCGTCATCAATCGCGGCACCTTCAACAGTTCCAACTAAATTATCCAGGGAATACGAATCATGCCCGAATAGGGCAACACCGCCAGAGCGCAAACGGTCCATGCGCATCGCCTTTTCAGAAACTTCCAATTCTTCGTAATAATCATCCCCAAAAAAACTGGGTCGCAAACCGCGATAGCCGGTTGTAAAAACAACATCAACGGTACGCCGTTCCTCATCAATGGAGCCGGGCGTCGCACGCAAATAATATTTTTCAACGTCTTGGGTTTTATTCATCTGCGCTTGCGGAGTCTTCTGAAGCGCCTTTTTCTTTGGATTTCCCACTTGTTTGACCTTCCCCCTTCAAATTAAAACGCGGATCTGATTCAATAGTCAATCCTAATCTATCAAGCTCCGCGAAGTCTTTTTGCATTTCTTCCATATGTACCTTCGGATCTTTGCCCATTTCCCGGAGCGATTCAGAGTAAGAAACAAACCCGGATCGAACCTGATCTTTCAACGCTTGCGTCTCTTTTACCGGGTCAATCATCTCCCGGCGCGGAGCGGTCCATGTAGGAACTTGCACGCGGGCGCTATCCAATTGCCCAGAAACTACACCCGCCTCAACAAACCAGTCCCAAACCACTTCACAAAACATCGGGATAAACATTCCCCATCGCCACATCTCGATATTTCGATACATCTCAATCCAACCCATACGGCCCGAACTAAAATTAACGTTTGAATAATCCCCCGTAAGGGCTTCATACGTCACACCCAAACCCGAAGCCACGGCCATAAGTTGTCGACGTACGAACGGATCGTAATCCGAGCCGACGCCAGGGGGTTGAGAAAAAACGATCTCTTTTCCGGGGGGCAAAACCTCAATCGCGCCCGGTTGCATCTTTTCGCTAATCGGGTCCGTGGTATCGGTCGAACTATTCAGCGGTAAATCGGTTGATTTCAAAAACCCGGCAAAACACGCCGCGATTTTCTGCCGAAAAAGTTGGGCATCGTCGTAATCGTCCAAATCTCGCATTTTCAGCATCACGTTATGAAGCCAGGTTATGCCCCGAACCTGCCCCAACCTACGGGGGCGGAAAACAAGTCGCACATCATCGGTTGTATGGCGGGTTGATTGAAACTGTCCGCGCCCAATCGGAAACAATGCGCCGGGATGCTGATCGAAAAGAAAATAGGCAACTACTCTTCCGGAAGAATCAAATTCAATTCCGTTTCGAACTTGGTTCCCATCCGTCCCGCCGGTATTCCGGGAAGTATCGATGTAATCCCCCTCCAACAACTGAATCTGTAATGGAACGACCGAATCTTTATTTCGAACCTTCTTTAGAAGAACTTCGCCGCTCTCAACAATGGTTCCCAATGCCATTTGCTGAAGCCCGAAAAAATCTTGTGTACCGTAAAAATCACATTGGCGCGTCCGCGCCCAATCGTTCCAAAGCGAAAGCGCCTTTTTCGATTTCACGGATATTTCGATGCCGTGCCCAACCGTGTTGGCAATCACCGTATCCACGCCCCGCCCTGCAATCCAATTGTTGCGTACCAATTCGCGGGCGCGATTCCGGGACATCGTTAACCCTACCGCTACTTCACGCTCCGCATTTGAAGAGGGAGACTTAACCCCTTTCCAGCGCCTACCCGTTCCGGCGGCTTCATAACTTCGCCCTACGAAATTTTCTACAAGGTGTTTTGCGTATAAACGTCGCGCCGCTTCGCGTGGATTGAAATACAAAACGGCTCGATCCAACAAAGAAAGCTTCAACTCGTCCCCTTCTCATGCTCCGCATAGATCCTTTTCGATCCATCCGTTAGCCCCAGGGCTTGACGTATCAGGTTCCGAGCGAGCAAAAGTTCGCTCATACTCCGATATTTAATCCGTTTATCCGAGTAGGATACCTCCAAAGTTCCGGAAGCAATGGCTACTTCGATGGCGTCTAATTGCTCTTGTGTAAAATTACTCACGAAATCAATCCCAAAAATCCGCTTTTTTGAATGGAATTCCCCTCTTCACGGTCACATTACTACGGTTTTCGGGTTTTTCCGCATCTTTTTTGGTTTCATGAATTACCTCGCCCCATTCTTTATCCGTGAAGCGATCCAATCCGGCAACATATGCCGCCGCGCGAGCGTACGCCCGGCAATCCAGGGCTTCGTTACGCTCTCGAATCTTTTCCCAAACGTAACGCGGATATCCCCGAACTACCTTTTTGGTCATCTGTTCCGCCGTCAACATTTTAAAAAATTCCTCGTCGTATTGGGGGAAGTGGCAATACCCATGGGGGTACGGCTCCCCTTCCTTCGGCTTTTCATTCCGAAGAAACGCATAAATCTCATTCTTCGCTATCGTGGTTCCCACGGTCCAAAGCGCCAAACCCCGCCGATGTACCTTTCCCTCAACGTCGACATCCACATAGCTAGGACGAGAAACCAAGGTCACGTTATTTTCAAATCCCTTGATAGGAATGATCTTCGATCCCTTCCCCCGGCACCAATTGTAAACCGTTGATGTATTAAATCCGGTATCAATCCCCAGCGCCCGAATCATGACAAACTCGTAACTTTGCGCTCCCTGAATCGGAAAATTTTCAGCAAGCAATTCATCCAAATTTTTATAAACTTCCTGCTTCGACGTATCCCCGTAATAAGTGCGGTAATCAATCGACCAGCTCTCAAAACCCTTCCCCCACGCAACAATTTCGCATTCGATACGGTCCCGCTGAATATCAACACCCGCCGTTACAAACGGGGCTTGACGCGGCACCTTGTTAAACTCGTATGTTTCCCGGCGGTCAAAAATTTTACGCCATTCCGGGGCTTCCCCCTTCTGTTTCCAGGGTAGACCCAAAACGGTATTGACGAATACCCTAAGCCGCACTTCATGCTTGTGAACTTCCAGAAATTCCTTAACGGCATCCTTCCACGAATACCAACCCAAGGGGCTATAGAGCGCGGACAAGTGATAACTACGCACCCGTGAATCTTTCCCCGCCACGGTAGGAATCCATTCCCCCATATTCAACATCTGCGTTTTGAAATGCTCCGATATCGCCCCTTTGCATTGCTCACATTCCATGTAGGCGGTTTCCGGATTGCGATCCGTCCACTTTATCTTTTCCCATGTGATCTCTTGTTTATGGGAACAAAGGGGGCAGGGAACAAAGTATTTGCGCTGATCCCCGGCATCGTACGCCGCCTGTATCTGACTTTGGTTATCGACGGTTGGGGTAGAGGTTCTAAAAATCTTTCGCCTAGCGAAAGTTCGCGTCCGCGCTTCCGCCAGCTTTATCGGGTCACCCTCCCCCGGAAGATCCAGAGGGTAACGATCCGGCTCATCCAAAAACAAATACTGAATCGGAATCGAACTTAAAGCGGAAGCGGAATTTGCCCCAACCAATAAAAGAATGCCCCCCTCAAATTCTTTAAAGAGCATCGTGTTACCGCTGTCACGGCTTTTAACCGCCGACACTTTACTAACCACATCCCCGGAGCCGGTAATCAAATTCTTCAACCGCTGATTTGAAAACCGCTTTGCCATAAAGTCTGTAGGCTGAACTACCATCATCGGGCCAGGGCAATGATCTATGACATAACCGATCCAATTTAAACCGGCCTCGCTCGCGCCGATCTGACTTCCCTTCATAAAAGAAATTTCACGAATATCGGTAAAGCTTGAAAGGCAATCCATGATCTCCCGCAAATAGGGAGTCCGAGAAGTTCGCCAGCGCCCAGGCTCAGCCGATGATTGCTTGCCCAGTATCCGGCTCTTGTCCGCCCATTGACTCACCGTCAATCTCGGCTTCGGTTTCAGTGCTTCCTGAAATGTCGCCCATACTAGTTTCCTGCCACTTGTCAGCATTTGAAAAATTCTCCATCAACAAATCCAACTCTTCCAGTAAATACTTATGCACTTCGTTTGGGTCTGTCATGGAAGCCAATTGAACATGTGAACGATCCGCGAAATTCTCCCATGTGGCACGAATTGCCCCCGCCACTTCCCCCAGGGCTTTTTTCACATCTACTACACGAACAAGATCTTTCGCCTTTTGGCGGTATTCCAAATCCTTTAGTTTGGCTTCGGTTACTGCCCGCTCGGCACGGCTAGCAACTCCGCGCTCAAAAATGGTAGTCCGGCGGGGCTTGCCCGGTTTCTTTTTTTCTGAGCCTATTTTTACTTCCTCCCCCGTCAAAGTCGGATTAGCCCCCTTGCCCATGTCCCATGCCGCGTCCGCATCGGGTAAAGGAATCCATCGTTTCTTTCCGCGCTTCTTAAACGGGATCTTGCCGCCCTTGATGCGCAGCAATACAGCGCCGTGAGTGACGCCTTTTCGCACAGCGAATTCGTCAATAGTTAGGCATTCTTGCCCATCAATTGTCATAGCC